GGGAGGGGCAGGGGTCAAGCCCCTAAAGGCTGGAGGAAATAGGGATATATAGAGGGCCGTAGGGCCAAGGCTAAAAACATAGAGAGGATTTGGAAATGGGGAGGGGCAGCCCGGTGAATGGATTTGCGTTTTCCTGGGAAGCTGGGATCTGGGAGGGAGGGGGTAACACCCTACTCCTATATATTTAATAATGTAAAAAAAAAGTAAAACGTGTGAATAAGTAAGATTATGCATAACAAGAAAAATATTAAACAAACAAAATAATTAATTATGGGACAAGGATACAATGCTAGACTTGACGAAACTTTAGGAAATAAAGACGGAAAAGAATCTGGTAAAAAACAAAGTATGGCTGACAGACGTCACGAGTCAGAAGCTATGGAAAAGAAAGATCACGGACATAAATACGGCTCTGATGCTGGAATGGGTTACAGACATGGAACTCATAAAGTACTTAAACACATGGGCGGAAGAGGCGTATAAAACTTATAGGTATGGCATATCAAATGAAAGGTAATAAAAATCCTGGATCTAGTTATAAAAACGAAGGCCCAGGTGAAAAATTTACAAAAAAAGGTTTAGCAGGTAGTGCAGTCACATATGACGCTGATGGCAACGCTATCAATCCCGATGCATCTATTAGTGAGCTTACAAAAGGAACTACAGTGTTACCAGAAGTAGAAATCGGATCAGATGGTTCTTCTAAAATAAACTTTGACTCTTCCACTAATAAAGGTATTGAAACATTATATACTGGAGAGAGAGAAGGTGAAGGTACTGGTAAAGGTACTGGTGCTATGAAGAGGATGAGTAAGATAGGTGAAATGGGAAAAGGCTT